GGTGGGTAAATTGGGATTGCTCCACCAAGCCCTTTTAAAAAATTCCCAAGATGCCCCTAAAAGGCCGCCCTGTGCGATTAGGCTTGATCTAGGCCCTAGGGCTATGCTCGGATAGCCCTATGTCGAAAGAACGCGTTAAGCGGGCTAGAAAGCCTGTTTCTGAGATGGCGGTGGAGATAGCTAAGTTTGGTGAGGCTGAGGGGAACTATTTGGAAAGGCGGGACCCGGCGAAGGCCGTCAAAGCCTTGGAGATGTTGGCGGAGGGGTGCTCCTTTGGGAAGATCAGGGAGGAGCTGGGGATGAAGTGGGAGACGATTAGTCGGTTGAAGGCTAGGCATCAGATGGTGTTGGAGGATAGGCGCCGGGAGTTGGCGCAGGATGCGCTGGAGATTGCGGAGGGTCTGAGGCTCTTGCAGAAGGAGAAGATGCGGCAGTTGGCAGAGGACCCTGAGCAGTTGGCGCGGACCAACATCCGGGATCTGGCTATTCCTTGGGGGATAGCTAATGACAAGTTTCTTGCAGCTTTGGGGGAGAACAAGGTGGTGGTGGAGCACAAGGGTGCCGCGCCTAGCTTGGAGGATGCGATGAAGGCGATTGAGGAAGCCCGGGCCAAGCTGAAGGCTAGTAGCGTGGAAGTGGTGGCTAAACCCGTGGAGGCGTGTTGAAAAGACTGGGATGTTTTTCTGACAACTATGAGAGTTTCTTTCTTACCAAGCAACAGACCCGTCTTTGGCCTTTGGCTGACTAAGTCGATAGTCACTTCGTCGTGGACGGATATGTCTACGGGCAAGCGCCATTACGGCCAGTATTCCTTTATGGGGGAAGGCTACTGGGCCTGCACCCTAGGCTTTTGGCGGTGGAAGCTGGAGATACGCCAAGCAAAGCAGGATTTTCTTTAACTGCGATTCCGGGCATTAAAGAAAACGAGGCTTTCCTTTAACAATGGCCCTAGTCTGGGAACCGCACGAAGTTCTAAAGCCGCCGACTGACGAGGAGTTGGCGGCGATGGAGCCGCAGGATGTCCTAAAGCTCCACGAGCTTTATCATTCGGCTATCGCCAATAGCAGGCGAGATCCGTATCGCTATGGGTGGAAGCTGCCGCATTGGAAGGATGCGGAGGAGTTGTTGACGACCCACGCGGAGTTATTGGTGAGCGGGGGCAATCGAAGCGGGAAGACCAGTTGGGCGGCGCACGCCGTGGTTAAGGCTGCGGTGGAGAACCCGGGCTCCGTCATTATGTGCTTTGCCCAGAATGCGGATGTGTCGATCCGTCAGCAGCAGTCGGCGGTCTATGACGCCCTGCCTGAAGAGTTCAAGGTGAAGGTGTTGGGGACGGAGGAGAACGTGTCCTACACCAGAAAGAACGGCTTCTCTAAGAGCAGCCTCATCCTTCCTGTCAGCAAGAGTTCCATCATTTTTAAGACCTATGCTCAATTCCTTAACAACGACACAATCCTTGAAGGTGCTGAGTTGGGTTGCCGGAATCCTAACTGGATTAACATTGGGGCTTGGTGTGATGAATACCTTGTCGGGCCGGAACTCCTTAGCACTCTTCGTTTTCGCCTCGCTACTCGCAACAGCAAGCTGGTCGTTACTTTCACACCTATCGACGGATACACCGAAGTTGTCCGAGACTACGTGCAAGGAGCGGAAACCGTCCGATCTAAGCCCGCCGAGCTTCTGGGTGGCCGGAATGTCCCATACTTACAGCGGTCAAGGAACCGGGATGCCGGGATCATCTACTTCCACAGTAGGGACAACCCCTTCGGTGGTTACGACCGTATCGCCAAAGACCTCGCCAACAGGCCGGAAGCGGAAATCCTCACCCGTGCGTATGGCATCGCCACGAAGTCGGTCAGTACGAAGTTCCCGAACTTCAGCCGGGATCTGAACGTCGTAGCCCACGATTCAATCAATCTGAAGGGAACGACGAAGTATCTGATCTTAGACCCTGCTGGACGTAAGAACTGGTTTATGGCGTGGGTTGCCGTGGACCAGTCGGATACGTGGTGGATCTATCGGGAGTGGCCGGATGTCAATGTGGGAGAGTGGGCTAGATGGCACGGGGGCAAGTGGATTGGCGGAGAGGGGTCCAAGGGTTTGGGTTATGGCATCCGAGATTATGTCGATCTCATTACCCAGATGGAGGCTGATACGAACGACTCAATCTTCGAGCGACTGATCGACCCACGGCTAGGTGCAGCCAAATATCAGACGCAAACCGGCGTATCGTCCGTTATGGCTGACCTTGAGGATGCGGGGCTCGTCTTCCTCCCAGCCCCCGGATTAGACATCGAGGATGGACTACAGGCCATCCAGACCAAGCTAGCCTACAACAAGAAGGCTCCGGTTGATTCCCTGAATCGGCCCCACCTCTACATCTCAGACCGCTGCGAGAACATCATCCAAGCCTTTCAGGAATACACGGCGGATGGTGGGCAGGATGAGGCGTGGAAAGACCCCATTGACTGCATCCGCTATGCGGCGGTGGCCGGGATACGCTTTATCGACCCCAACTCACTTAGGACCATTAAACCAATCGGAAGAGCCTACTAATGATCGCATTCAACGAACTATGTACGGAGCTTGGTATCACCAAGTTTCAATTAGCCAAGCTGAGGGATGAGCGTCTGGCCGAGGGCGAATACCTCACGGTGGAGGGGCGGAAGTTCTTTACGGAGGAGGGGGCGGAGAAGCTCCGACTGGCAGTGGCTGTGCCCCAAGCCGTCCCGAAGCGTTTACAGGTGAGGGTCATTCGCCGCGCCCCTAACCCCCATTGGGTTTACTGCCTGATGGAGAAGGACAAGCCTCTAGTTCCGGTGGCTGTGCGACCCCGCGATTGTGATAAGCTGATCGGCAAGCCCATCTTCGTCGATGTTATTACGGACGAGAAGGGAACCACCTACCGCCATGAAGTCCTCGGAAGGTGATCTCACCCTCAACCCCGTATGGCAAGCGGAGCAGATGGACCGTCTGTTGGGGTTTGAGATTTTGACCCGTACCCTCACGGCTCAGTACCAGCCAATCAGTCCTGAACTTCTGGCTGACAAAATAGGGGCGCACAAGGGTGTTGCGTATACAATCGTCCAGAATCTCCAGCGCAAACTGAATGCAAACTAATGACCTTAATGAAGCCCTGACCTACGTCCGGGCGGTTCCCAATGTCGCCGCGCTGAAGAACGCTTACGACACGACGATCAATGATCTGGACTGGTACTTGCAGAGTACCCGGGATTCTTATGACTACCGCCGAAACATCTGGCCGGGAAAGTCCAAGGACCTGCGTAAGCACGGGAGCGACGCCTTCCCCTTCGAGGGGGCGGCGGATTCGGAAGTGCAGGTCATCGACGAGCGTATCAACACCTACGTTGCGTTGTTTATGTCTGCGCTCAATCGGGCGCACATCCGGGCGTACCCCATCGAAGTAGGGGATATTGGCCGGGCTCGGGTGGTTAGTGCCTTCCTGAAGTGGATGGTGTCCTCCTACATCCCTGACTTTAAGCGTCAGATGGAGCTGGGTGCCAACTATCTGTTGGAGCGTGGCATTATGGTCACGTATGTCGGCTGGCAGAAGGAAAACCGCACCTTCCTTCAGCGGCTGGACTTGGCGCAGATTGCTCAGGTGAGCCCGGATCTGGCGCAGATCATTCTGGATGGTAAGTCTGATGAGCAAGTCATTCAGCTCCTCAAGGGTCAGTTTGCCAACCTGACGGACAAGCGGGCGAAGAAGGCTCTGAAGGAACTGCGGAAGGAAGGCTCTGCGGAGTTCCCCGTGGTTCGTCAGTCGGTGAATTGCCCGAAGGTTGCGGCGCTCGCGCCTGATGGTGACGTCTTCTTCCCCGCCTATACGACCGACCCCCAGAAGGCCCCGTATTGCTTCTGGCGCGTGCTAATGACCGCGCAGGAGATCAAGAACAAGGTGGCGACTGAGGGCTGGGATGCGGAGTGGGCGGAGAAGATCATTGAGATGCAGGTGACTTCCGTGGATATGAACGATCCCCGGACCAACACCTCCTACACCCGCATTGCTCAGGAACAGACGACTGAGCTGTACGAGGTCATCTACTGCTATCAGCGGCTGGTTTCCGAGGAAGACAAGTCCGAGGGCATCTACTGCACCGTCTTCCACAACAACTACTACGGAACTTCTGAGGAGCCGAAGTACGCGAAGCACGAGCTGCTGAACGGGTACGACGACTATCCCTTTGTCGTGACCAAGCTGGGTGAGGACAACAAGCGCCTCTACGAGCTGGCTACGGTGCCGGAGCAACTGCGCGGTATCCAGTGGCAGGTGAAGGTGGAGCGCGACAGCCGCATCGACCGGAACAGCTACGCCACCCTGCCTGCCATTATGTATCCGGCGGGCACCCCTGCCCCTGAGTGGGGGCCGGGAGTCAAGGTGGCCTATCGCCGTATGGGCGAGATTCAGTTCGGTCCTACCCCTGCCTATAACCCCGGCAGCGTGGAGATGGAGCGCACGCAGATCGAGCAAGCCGACCGTCTGATGGGTCTGGATCACCAGAACCCGATGTCCCGCATCCGGCAGCAATACTTCGTGGATAAGTTCCTCACTCACGTGAGAGACGTGCTGCGGATGACCTACAAGTGCTATCAGCGGTTTGGCCCTGAGCAGGTGTTCTTCCGCGTTACGGGGAACCCTGATCCGGTGCGCTTTGGTCGCGGCGATCCGAATGAGAACTTCGACATCAACATCAACTTCGATGTCCTGACGACCGATCCTGAGACCCTTGAGGCCCAGCTCAATCAGTTCGTCAGCCTCATCCAGTTCGACCGCAATGGTCGTATCAACATCGACCGGATGCTGGAAGTGATGGCTGCGGCGGTCAACCCCCTGCTAGCCGACAGCGTGCTTCAGCCCGCGCAAGAGGCTCAACAGCAGATCGTTAAACAGGTCACGGATGACCTATCTAAGATTTATGCTGGCATCGAGACCGGAGCCCGTCCGAACGGGGCTCAGGTCGCAATGCAGGTCATACAGCAGTATGTGCAGCAGCCCGACGTTTCCCAGCGGATGCAGTCCGACGAGGCGTTTCAGGCTCGCTTGCAGAAGTATGTGCAGCAGTATCAGTTCCAGATGCAGCAGGCTCAGAACGCCCAGATTGGGCGGATTGGTACGCAGCCGGCGCAAATGGGCGAAGTCCAGACTCAGGGTCTGAATGCAACCGCGTAAAGCGGTCTTCTAGCTCCTCATAGCGCGAGTTGTAGAGGATGTCATCCACGGCAAGGATGCGTCCGCTAATCTGCTGGAGGGATTCCGTCTTCACGTCGTGAAGCTGGCGAATCCAGTATTCCCGCGCTGCCTTGATGTCCCGAAGGAAGGCAAGGAAGTCGAGGCTGTTGTGTAGTCTTTCTAGGGCTTTAGGGTCCATAAATTGCGCCCAAGAGGGGCTCCAACCCTCATCTTCGCTCAATCCCCGAGAGGCCATACTCGGCAGAACGTCAGCGTCCTAACCAGCGATGGGTTATGCTTTACCCCATTGGGCGTCTAATAGCCTCAACAATAGGGCTCTAGGTCAAGCACTAAGTCTACTATGATAGGATTTTGGTCATCGCATCCGCCGGGGCGCAAATACGGCGAACACAATCCTATGTCAGAAGTCGTAACGTCCGACGCGGCAGACGCTAAACCCGCCGTGGAAAACAAGCCAATGACGGATCAGGATTTCCTGTCCTCCCGAATTGCCAAGCGTACCAAGGTGAAAGCCGAGGAAACGCCTGAAGCGGCTCCAAAGGAAACGGAACCCAAAGCCGAGGCTCCCTCCAAGGAGGGCGATACTCAGCCGAAGGAACCAGCTCCCAAGGAGGTTCTTTCAAAAGACATTGATGAGCTAACGGATGAGGAGATTTCCGAGCTTGCCCAAAAGGGTAAGAGCGGACTGCTCAAGCGCATCGCTGAACTGACTGCCAAGCGCAAGCTGGCTGAGGAGAAGGCGGCGGCTCTTGAGTCTGCTATCGCTCAGGCGAAGCAGCAAATCCCCGAACCGAAGGTAGAGAACAATCCTTACGCCAACGTAAAGGATCTCAGCGAACTCCAAGGCAAGCGCAAGGAGGTCGATGAGGTCATTGAGTGGGCCGAGGAAGTTCTGTTCCGCGCTGAAGACCTTTCTGCAACTGACGTTGCGGCGACGGTGGACGGCAAGGAATACACCAAGGCGGACATCCGTGATTCCCTCCGCAAAGCCCGCAAGGCCCGCGATAAGTTCATTCCCGCGCAGTTCAACGAACTGCAAGCGAGTGAACAGCGGAAACAGCTTGAAGGCAGCTTCAAGCAGCAGGCCCGGAAGGAACTAAGCTGGCTCGATGGCGAGGACAACGATACCCGCAAGCGTTTTGAGGCGATGGTCAATGACCCTCGTCTGATGCGCGTGAAGGAAGCTGTCCCCGAGATCGCGCCGCAGATTGAGTACCTCATCGCTCACGCAGCCAACTCTATGTATGGCCGCCGAGTGGTCGAGCCGACGACTTCCAAGTCCCCGGCACTCAATCCTCCATCAAATCCCTCGACCAATGCATCCGTCTCTGAACGGGTGGATAGTCGGGTGGAAAAGTCTCTGAAGGAAGTGGAAGCCCGCTTTAAACAAACAGGAAGCAGCAACGACTTCATCGCCCTCCGTGCAGCTCAAATCTCTAAACGTAAAACCTAATTAGTTATGTCGTTCTCGAATACCTACGATACCACCTCGCCCGGCAGCGCGGCCCTTAACCGCGAAGACCTGCAGGACGCTATGTCGATGCTCGCCCCGTCTGAGACTCCCGCTCTCAGCTCGGCGGACAAGTTCAAGTGCAATGGCACCTTCGTCGAGTGGGGCGTGGACAAGCTGTCCACCCCGTCCTCGACGGCGGTCTCCGAAGGCGCTGACGTTACTGACTTCGACGACAAGTTCGAGTCGGTTGCCCGCCTTGGTAACTACGTCCAGAAGCTCCGCCGGTCCTACCGCGTGTCGGACCTCCAGCAGGCCGTCTCCTCGGTTGGCCCGCAGGACATCGCCCGTGCGGAACTCAAGGCCGTCAAGGAACTGAAGCGTGACGTGGAGAAGACCCTCCTCGGCACTCAGGACCGTGCGGCTGAGAACGGTGGCGGCGTCGCTTACACGATGCGCGGCCTCGGTGACTGGATTGACTCGGCTGGTCCGGCGGATGTCCCTGCGGACTACCGCACCCCGGCTGGTTCCATCCACGCCTCGGGCACGTTCAGCGAGACCGTTCTGAACAACCTGATCACCTCGATCTATCGGGTGTCCGGTGTGACGAACAGCCTCACCCTGCTGGCTGACACGGCTCTCCGCCGGGTCATCAGCGACTTCGCCCGCGCTGACAGCTCGACCGGCCCGATCCGTACCTTCAACAGCAATTCGGCCTCTGGCCTGATCAAGCTGTCCGTTGGTCAGTATCAGTCCGATCACGGCATCGTCACCATCGTGGACATGAACCCGGACTGCGCGCCGGACACCACGAACAAGGACACCGGCTACCTTATCAACCCCGAGTACTACGCGGTTGGCGAGCTGATCCCCCTCGGGAGCACCCGCCTGCCGAACCTCGGTGGTGGTGAGCGTGGCTATGTGGACTGGACCGGCACCCTCAAGGTTGCCCACCCCGGTGCGCACGGCAAGATCACCGTCCTGAGCTAACCCTTAACCAAGGAGACTACTACAATGGCTAAAGTTGCTATCAACGAACTGGGCGGTTTCACGGACGTTGTTCGTCTGGACTACAATGATCTGAAGGCTATCGGCAACGGTGGCAGTCTGGTCATCGCCAAGATGCCCGCCCACTCGGCGGTGGAGCTGGCGGCGGTCGCTAACACGGTTGACATCGCGGGCTCCAGCTCGCTGGTGATCGACGTTGGCACCACCTCCGCTGACCCGGACGAGTTCATCGACGCCCTCGATGTGGACGCGATGACGGTTCCCGTGTTCAACACGGGCGACCAGTTCACCTCCGGCGGCAGCAAGGCGGTCAAGGCCGTCTCGTCTGAGACGGAAGTGCTCGTCAAGGTTACGGACTCCGCGATTGCTTCCCTGACGGCTGGCGAGATCGTTATCGCCCTCCGCATCATCGAGCTGGCGAAGTTCGCCTAAGACCATCCTAGGCTGTTACAATGGGGCTCCTCCACACGGGGGAGCCCTTTTTTATGCAAATCATCACCGCGCTGCCCGGAGAAGGGGCTGTGAAGGATGCCCTAATCCGCGAGATTCGGACTGGGTTTGAGCTGATTAAGGCCAACGAGAAGAAGGAAGAGATTATGGCGGCGCACGAGGCCAGCCGGTGGAAGGGGCATAAGACCATTCCGGGCTTGGGTAAGGCGGTGGCCTTCTATCCGGCGGATGAGTATTATCGGTTGATCACGAAGTACGGTCGCAAGGAGATCAACAGCAAGGAGTTCATTCGCTACCATCAGAAGAAGTTCCCGCATCTCTGCCCTAATAAGGTGTAATGCAAACCGACACTTACAGCAATCTTCTAGCGTTGGTGAGGGGCCTTAGCGGCAACACCGCGCTTACAACCCAAGAGGAAACGCTCATTGGGAGCTTCATTAACCGGCGCATCTACAATGCGTACCGGCGGTCCTCCTATTGGCCCCGTTATATGGTCTTGGGGGAGGCTCGTGCGGCTAGCTCCAACGTCATTCCGTTTGATCAGGCTACGCTGAACTCCATCGACACCTTTCTCCGGGTGTATGACCAGCAGCCCTATCTGACGAATAGCGTGGACGAGTTTGAGTTCGTGGTGACGTATGATGGGGCGCGGGTCTTGGCTAATACGGACAGCCTGACGACCTTCTACGTGGACTACAAGAAGCGGTGGGAGGGGGATTACAACAACACCACCAACCAGAATGTTCCGCTTGAGTTCTTCCATTACGGGGCTCACGCTGCCTTTGCAGACTTCCTCCGCTATGATGGTCAGAACGACAAGGCGCAGGCTGAGGAGGCTTACGCCGAGTCCCTTCTTGTGCTAGAATTGGAAAACGCAATGAATCAACGGAACGCCAACCGTGTGGCGTCCCGGTTCCGCAGTCACGCAACCTCTCAAGCCCGCTTCTAAGTTATGGCAAACTCCCGCATCGTCAACACCCCGTCTCAGGCCATCCCGCAGAACGGGGCCACGCACAAGCAGAACACGATTAGTTCGACTGCTGAGGACATCATTGATTTCACCCTCCAAGCCGACACGACGCACGTGTTTGTGCAGTTTACGGGGGCCAATGCTCGCGTTACCTTGGATGGTTCTACGAGCCCGACGACGAGCCTCGGCTTCCAGTATCCCGATGGTTCCACGGCTTATTGGACCCGCACGCAGGCCCTGAAGGCCAAGGCGATCCGTGATGACTCGACGGACGTGGTAGTGGAGATTCAGGAACTGAACTACCTGTAATGCAGTTTGATGTTCCACTCCTTGTCCGGCCTTTTACGTCCAATAAGGGCGTAACGCCGCTTAACGCTGACCGGGAGTTCTGGAGCGATGTGCTCCTTAGCCGTCCGCAGGCGGTGGAACCTGACATCATTTACAGCTTAGTTACCTCATCTGGGGATAGGTTTATCGACAGCAGCAGCAATCAATTCATAGCCGTCACCTAAAATGGCCGACATTCGCATCAATTCCCTCCCGACCACCGCTACGTCGTTTAACACGGACGACTACATTGCTTTGGACGGGGCTTCTGGTGGTACGCGCAAGATGCTGGCGGCCACCCTTCCGTTGACGGATGTCACCTTTGGTTCGTCCGGTCCTAGCGCCAAGTCGTCCATTGCGGCGCGTGCGTCTCGTCAGGGGCTGGTGTTTGATGGGACTTCCGCTGCGACTTTCAGCAGTATCACTCCGGGTTCTGGGAATTTCACTGTTGCCGCTTGGGTTAATGTTCCAACCACAAGTGCTGCAAATCGGCAAATCATTGGCAGCTCTGCGGGTGATACGGCTTTGTTTTTCGATACATCTGGGTTGGCAAAGATTTACATCTCTGGTCAATCCACTCTGTCTGCATCTGCCGTTGTTCCGGATCAGAAGTGGACACTTATTGTTTACACTCGCAGTGGAACCACTGGGACTTTTTATCAAAACGCCATTGCCAATGGAGTCGTCAGCGACTCGAACAATTACAGCACCGCTTGGTCGTATTTTGGTGCCCGTTCTGGTGGTGGTTACACGACTGGAACCCTAATCCCGCTCATCTACAACCGCGCCCTGTCCGCCGCTGAGGTGGTGGCGCTGTACGAGGCGGGCGTGCCTGCGGGCGCGGACTACAACAACGCCGGACAAACCATTTCTAACGCTACGTGGACGAACGGTTCTAGCGCGTTTAGTTCCTTTTCTTCAGCTTCCGGTGCAGCAATTTCGGGAACTTCTTCGGGATTTGCTACGGCTGGCAGCACAATTGCTGCCGTAACTGTTGGCAAACGAGTGCGTGTGTCGTTATCGCTGACGCTTAATTCTGGGCAAGCTCCACAGGTTTATCTTGCATCCAATGCCAATCAGGGTCCCGGAACTGCGTTGTCCAACGCGGTAACGCTTACGGCTGGTAGCAATGTTGTTGAGCTAGTTTCGACTAGTAACTCTGCCGCTTCGCTCAACATTGCGGTAACCGCCGCAACGGACTTTGCAGCCTCTAGCATTGCAGTAGTTGGATCCGGCCTCCTGCTGGCCCCTGACGCTGGTCAGGCTGGTGGCGGGCTGACGTGGTACGACACCTCTGGAAACGCGGCCAACATCACGCTGCCTGCTTCTGGGGTGAGCTGGAATGTGCCTAGCAGCCGTTATTTGGGCGGGAATTGGACTACTAGCGGCAACCTCACCGTCACCGGGACGAGTGGAATTACAACTACCGCGACCAATGGCGCCGGGCTGACCCATAGCACAGCAGCCGGATCGTATCGCGGTCTGAAGTTGCAGACTAGCAGTTCCGATCGCTGGTTGATTGGTGCGAATGATGCGGCCGAGTCCGGAAGCAATGCCGGAAGTGATTTGGTGGTGTTCAGTTATTCGGATGCGGGAACCTTCCTCAGCAGCGCGCTAAAGCTAGTGCGTAGCACCGGCAACCTGCTCGTCGGCACGACGACGGACGGCGGGCAGAAGTTGCAGGTTTCGGGGACTGCGTTAATTACTGCTACTAGTGATAACCTTAGTATTCGTGGTATTGCTGGAGGGACGGCCCGCGGTTTTGATTTGCGGCAATCTGGAGATACTGAAGCCAGAGTGCTGATTCGAGGCGATTCTCGAATTTTCTTTGGCAATGGCAGTGGAACTTTTGATTGCTATGTTGAACGCAATTCTACAAATTTGATTTTAGGTTCTGGTTCAGCTACCGCCCTCACCCTCGACAGCAGCCAGAATGCGACGTTTGCTGGCACGGTAAATGTTGGTACTGGGGCAAGCAATTCGTCCTATCAGAACATTTACACCAACAAGTCTGAGAATACTGCTGGACCGGTTAGCATCACGTTGCCCGCTAATTGCACTGGCACGGTTCGCGTGTCTTCGTATCAAAGCGGTGTTGGCCGCTCGTTCAGGACGATTCCTTTCCTTAATTTCGGTGGTACTGTCACCCTCGGAACTTCGGACACCACTGTTGTTACGGCGGATCCGGTGACGTCGGTTGCTGCTGGGACTGGAGCCGTCACCTTGAACCTTGTTGCCGCCAACACCAATGTTTACTGGGGTATTGACGTTGTGAAGGCGTAACTACCTTTAGCCTATGAAGCTCATCTCCCTGCTGGTTGCTTTGTTCTCCTCAGCGGTCGCTCAGACGAACGACGCGCTTACGATCAACACTACGCAACAGGTGACGTTCACGGCTACGGCGGATGGCACGGCTCCGCTGACGTGGCAATGGCTCAAAAATGGTACGCCTATTGCCGGGGCTACGAGCAATACCTACGTCATCACCTCCGCCGCCCTTTCGGATGGCGGCGTCTATCGTGCGCGGGCGAGCAACTCTGCTGGTTCTGCTGAGTCCAATGCGATTACGATTAACGTCGTGAATCCCATTGCTCCGCCGCGTAACGTGGTCATCAGCGTGCTGGTTGAGCGTTAATGCTCTGCTGGGACATCAAGACGGCTCTGCCGGGGATGGCATTGGTCATCACGGCAGATCAGACTTATGCCCAGCCTAAGCTGGATTGGCTGTTGGGGGAGTATGCGGAGTGGTTTAAGGCTTCCCGTTGGAAGCTGGGCTTGGACAAGTGGCAGCGGCGGCACGATTGTGATGACTTTGCCCGGGCCTATGCTCAGGGATGCTCTGATGCGTGGGCTTTAACGGAAGAGGGTAAGAGCGAGGGGTTGGCGGTGGGTGAGTTCTTCTATCATTCGGTTAATGGCCCGCACGCCATTGTGTGTGCGTTCACGCCAGAGGGCCGGGTGTTCATTGAGCCGCAGACTTGTAAGCTGTTGAACCTAAGCGAAAAGGAGATTAACTCGTGTTGGTACGCTCGTTTTTGATCGTTGCTGTGTTGGTCTTGGTTGGCTGTCATACGCCCCCAGATCGGCCTCCGCGTGTCCGTTTTGAGGAGAAGGCTGGTTAGGGTTGACTTTAAGTAGGCTGGGTCTAGCCCTCATTTATGGACGCTAAACAAGCTCTAAACATCATTAATCAAGTGTGTTCCGAGTTTCGGGGCACCCGTCAGGACCACGATCTGCTCAAGCAGGCTATTCAGGTGTTAGAATTGAAGGTCGAAACACCCATCAAAGAATGAACGCTACCGTAATCACCTCCATCGTTCGTCATCTGCTCGGTATTGGCTCTGGCTGGCTGCTGGCTAAGGGCATTGAGCTGGATAGCGGCACCGTTGAGACCGTTGCGGGCTCGATTGGCAGCCTTTTGGCGGTCGGTTGGAGCCTCTGGTCCAAGCGGGTCGAGAAAACCCCTTAAAACGCAAGGAAACGGGGTTTACGGGGCCATCCTGCGGGGTGGCCCTTTGTTTTTGTAGGGTAGAATAGGCCAATGC